ATCTTTAGGACTGACCTGTTGCCTTGGTAATCACGCCAGACTTGTGGCGGGATGTCTTTCTGAATGAGGTACTCAATAGCCTCTTCTTCAGTCATTGCACCGATAGGCTCTGCATACGGGTGTTCCTTCGGCTGTCCATCAGGCACATCACGGTCACGCAGGTAGGTGTCAATCGGTGGTAATACGTTGCCAGCCAGTGCAGCAGCCATCCAGTTGGGGTCAGGCACAAGCACAGCGGCAGGTGCGTCTGGCTCTGCTGGGTTCTCGAACAGCACACGATACTGCGACTGCACAGGTGCAAGGCGAGACTTGGCTTCAGCTAGACGATCCCATAGGTGGCCGTGTGTCTGAGCAACTTGTTGCGACATTATGCTAGGTCTCCGAATGATTGAGCAAACACAAGACTGTTGTCATGCAAAGAAGTTCCGCTGTTCACAGAAGTAAACCACTGCACATATGCCGGGTTAATCTGTCCATCTGCCAGTGTAATGTGCATCTCGAAATTCACTCCAACATTGTTCATTGCAGCAAGTCCTATGCTGTAGTTGGAACTACTCATTCCGCTTGTGTAGTTTGCCCTTTGTTGCCCTGTTCCTATATCTGTAAGGCTTGCAACATTCATACTGTCACGGATAGCAATAGTACCTTGACCATTCATGTTAACCCAAGCCTTTGCAGACCCATTGACCACATAGCTGGTGCCGACTGTTGTTGTGCCATCGGTGATGTTGCTTACGTTTAACGTACTCATGCTAGGTCTCCGTGTGCTGTGGCTACATTCAAACTGTGATCCCTCTTAAATGCACCTGCTCCATCTAAGTAACCAACAGCAAGATCAAATAAAGAAACAGTCATGTCATAACATTGAACATTGGTGTCGTTTGCACCACTGTTTCCGTAAGCATATCCACCACCAGAAGGAACAGCATAGTTTACATTTGCCATGCTGTTTGAAAGGTTAATGGTGTAATCACCAGTGCCATTATCAACTAAACCAGATACGTTCTGACTGTCCCTGATAGCAATCGTACCAGTCCCATTAAAATTAACCCATGCAGCAGCAACCCCTGACACCGCACGAGTAGCTGTTTCACCCGTAGCTTGGATGTTTGTGACCTTTAATGTACTCATGCTAGGTCTCCAAAAGTCTGATAAAAGACAAAGTCCCAATCATAATTAGTCCATGTGTCTTGCGTGGTTTGGCTTTTAATAGTTGTGGCTGCACCAGAACCCCTGAAGTTAATAGCTCCACGATAATCACCGCTTCCAATCCTAGAGCCAGAAAGACTTGGCGTATGATTTGCGTTACTCATGGAGTTTGTCAAAGTCGCCGTATGCTGACCAGTTGCGTCATCTGTTATAGAAGTAACATTAAAACTATCTCGAACAGAAGCAGTACCGCCACCGTTAGACGAAAAATTAACCCAAGCCTTCGCAGCACTCTGCCCTGTCAAAGCAATAGGCCCAGTGCCAGCCGCATCACTTATCGTATTTGCTCGTATATCAGACAATGGACAAGTTCCCTCCAGTTGTGACGGCCAGCGTAACACCAGAAGCCACAGCCAATGGGCCAGTAGCAGAGGCATTTTCATCTGCGTCTATCGTTGTGTTGGATGATAGTGTTTGAGCATTCACCCTAAAGATGTCAGTCTCAATCTTATTGCCAGCCGATAAATACTTAGGCGCTGTAATGTTTCCAGCAAATGTACCACCAGCACTAGCTGATACAGTGTCAGCTACAGTAAAGCTTTTGAATGCGTAGATGTTTACTAAGTCACCTGTAGCTGCACCAGATGCTAAGATTACGCTAGTTCCAGACGTTGCTGTAAAGTCTGATGGATCTAAAACAATCCCATTCATTACAACTTGAATGTTCCCCACAGAATACGACAGGCTTGCGCTGTTGTCATCCGCACCTGAGAACGTGGTTTGCCCAGATGTTGCTGTATATTCGTACAAGATAAGGCTTGCAGCGCCAGCACTAGATGCGGCAATCCAGTTAGCCCCATCATAAACGCGCATCTCATTGTCTGTGCTGTTAAAGTACAAAGCGCCAGAAACTAAAGCATTGCCGTCATTATCTAAAGTAGGGTCTGATGCCTTGCTACCAAGATACCTGTCATCAAAGTTATCTAATGCAGCAGCCGCTGCAGCAGCGCTATCAGCAGCAGCCACTTGGCTAGCAGCTGAAGCAGTTTGACTAGCTGCCGCAGCGTTCTCAGACACCAAAGCTGCCGCCGCTGACGCAGAGGCTTCATCCGCTTTAGTTGTTGCCGTTGCAGCATTTGCAGAGGCGTTTTGAATTGCCACAATGTTTGACGCCGCTGTAGTGACATCTGAAATGTTGCTTCCAACAATGCCAATATCAGCTGCATCACCCGCAACCGCAGTAACATCTGCGCTAATTCCAGCAACCGTTGTGACGTTTCCAGAAATACCGCTAACTACAGTAATGTCAGCATCATTTGCAGCTACAGTATTTATGTTTGTAGTATTATTAGCAGCGGTAGTGACGTTAGAAGATATACCAGCAACCGTTGTTACGTCTCCAGAAATGCCACTTACTGTTGCAATATTTGAGCTTATACCAATAACAGTGGTTACATCAGATGAAATACTAGCAACAGTTTGTATAGCGTCAGTCGCATCTGTTCCGTCCTCAATGTCAGCAAGCGTTGCAATGTCACTAGTAATGGCAGCTAAAGTATTAACGTCAGCAATAGATGCAGTAAGCTCTACGTTACCTGTTGTTTCATTGAAGCCGACCAGCTTGCCCTTGCGGGTATCAGCATCAGGAAGCTCTAATTGTGGATTAACTTCTGAGTTAGGTGCAGAGATGGAACGGCTAGCTTTGTCTTTGTTGTCAGCAGCAATAGCGGTGAGCGTATCTAGCTGTGTGTTAAGTGCAGCACGGTTAATGTCTACACCAGTTACAAAGTCTGACGTTCTTTCAATGGCAATGCTACGAGAAATAACAACAGTTGATCCACCGGACGCACCCGTCACAGACATTGTTATCGTGCCTGTAGACCCGTCACCACCGCTGACTGTGTAATGGGTAGTGATAGTTTTCAGAACATCGTCAACGTAAACGCTAAGGTCTGCATCGTTAAAAAACTCAAAGGGTACAGAGAAAGAAGTCTGCGTTGCGCCCTGAGCTACTGTGTAATTTACTCTTGCTGCATTGTTTGAAATATCAATCGTCATGTTTGCTCACCTTGTTTTCACCGTTATGGCACGGCAATTGTCTATTCATCAACGCACAAAATAACTAGGACAAACTATTGCCTGTTGGGTAAGTTGCCAGCAAGATCCTTTGCGGTGTCTTTAATAATGTCTCCAGTGGCTAAGGTGTCGATAAGCGGCATCATCTTAATTAAACCTTTAGCCCCGTCTTGCACATCGCCATTAAGCATCTGACCGATTGAGCTTAATACTTCGTAGCTCCAATCAGCTGGTGCGCCACCAATAGAAACAACCGCACCTAGCCTGTCGACGCCACCATCATACTTTGGTTGTATTGGGAAGCCACTATCAACACCCATTTCATTTGCCATAGCAATAGCTCGATATGTCATGTCGCTGTAGATTGCAGCTAAACCAGAGAAGTCGAAAGATCGCATGATCTTGTCTTCTGTATCCATATCATCCCATGCCCAGCTTGGAGTTCTGCTTCTAACAATTGCATATCCAAGCCCCAGAGCTACAGCAGTATGCGCAGCCTTGTTGCGAACAGCGCCAGCGGCATAGTTGCCTGTAATCTTACTCAAGGCACCCATAGTGTAGCTGTAGAAAGTAAACGGAAGTGCGAGCAAGCCACTCTCAACTCTTCGATAGCCCTCAATTCTTGGGTCAACAGGGAGATTAAACGGAAGAACCTTTGCAATGCTGTCTGGAATATAAGCAACACCGCTCATCATTAGCGGCTTATCAGCAGGGGTTCCCATAATAACCCTGTTTATAACGCCAGAAGCCAGTGCTTCTCTAAAGGCGTTGACAGCTACGTCATCAGTCCAAGCCTCAGTGTTAGGCAAGAACAGACCACCTTCGCTTTTTTCATATGGAGACTTAGAGATCTTACGAGCAAGGTCTTTTGTAATGTTGTACCTTGCGAGAAACTCTCTTTCAAACTTACTAGCTGTTCCATCAACCAAACGAGAAGAAGCCTCAATGATTGTGTGGCCACGGAGCAATCCGTCTAAGGATTTAATAGCTACCGTTACAGGAGCCAAACCATTCATAATGTAGAAGGCGTTGTTCAGCTTATCAGGAAGCGTCTTACTAAACGCATCGTTAGTTAAGCTCTCTAAATACTTGAGATGAGTTTGCCCCCTAACAATCTCCAAAGCCTCTCCCGCCAACTGCAACTCTCTAGTAGACATCTTCAAAGAAACGTCATCCATCATGCCCAAGAAAGACTTACCTATAATGTTAAGCTCATGGTCCATGAAGATAGATGCAGCGTCACCTATAGCCGCTACACCAGAACCACCAAGGAACGTCCAACTTGTTGCGGTCCTTAGAGCATCAGCAATCTTAGTATCAATAGCATCAGGACGTTTCAGAGTAGTGCCGACAACTTGGTCGTATGTTGCCACAAAGTTTTTGATGTACTTGTCTATAGTCTTTTCATCAACGCCATCATCAGCAAGGCGAGCTCTGTAATATTGAATACGCGCCTCAAGAGACATTAACTTGCCACTCTCAGGATTGCGAAACTGCTTGTGATACTCAATCTTTGGAGCAACCCTATTGGTGTAAGCAATCATTACTTCTTTGATGTCGGTAACAATGAAGTCCTTTATGAGCTTGTTTGGTATGTTTAAGGTTCTTGAGATAAGGGGACCGCTCTTACCAAGCCCTGTAAAGATTGCATCTATTGCATCATCGTCAGTCTCTCCAAGGATGTTGTCAATTGTTCTATCCGCTCGAGCAATGAGAGATGCCTCGTCAGTTGGTAACTGTGTAATCTTAAACATACCGTCTTCACCCTGAGTAATCATGTCAGAGTTATGGCGATACCAGTCAACGATAATATTCCGGAACGCTTCCCTATCAGTCTCAATCTTTCTGCGATTGTATATCCGAGTTAGGTAGCTGCCCTGAGCCGCATTCGTTGGACCCTTATCTACTATCTCCAGTATGTTATCTATTCTTGCCTTGGCATCTACCATAGAGACTTCAAGATCCTTCAACGCTCTTCGCATATCAGGAGTCAGATCAAGTTTGTTCCAAAGTCCAGCAAGCTCATCAATAGAGTTGACTGTATCAATCGTTACAAAATACTCTTCAAACTTCTGAGCAATCTCCGCGTGACCCAATCGTTCACTTGTAAGGCTTTCTTGAAACTTTAGCTGCTTGCTTGTTAGGCCGCGAGTCTCAGCAACCTTAGCTAAGGAGGCGAGCTTCTGGTCTATCTCTGCAATTTTTGCTTGGCTATCAGTAAGTTGAGGCTTCATCCAGCGCTTGTTTTGATTGATGATGTTCTGAACAAGGCTCTCTACTCTATTCAAGTCCTTGGCTTCTTTATCAAAGGTAGCGTCAAATAGATCTCTCTGATTAATAAGACCCACCTCTTCTAGTTCTTTTCCGTACCTATCGAAGAATTCTCTAGCAGCTTGCACGGAAGCAGCTTCTTGTGGAGACATTCTATCAAACGGAACCTCGTCAACCATTAAGCGCCCAATGTGATTGTACCACTCGTCTGGAGCAAAACTTTCCTTACCTATCTTGCGACGAACCCGCTCAACATACTCCCCAACGGGTACGTTAAAAAGCTGCGCTGCCCCTCTAGGGCTTACCTCACGATAGTTGTTGTTGATAACATCCAAAGCTTTAAACCAATCACCCTGCCTGCGAGCAGCTTTGATAAAGACAGAAGAGCCTACGCTCTCGTCCATTTGGTTCATAGCAATGGGCATACCGTTGTCACCGCCAACAAGAAGCATATCCATCTTTGCCCACTTGGGTAAGTTCTTGTCCCTAAGCGTTGATCTAATAACAGTTGGAACGGCTCTCATAAACCAAGAGTCGTTAAA